CCATTTTCCTTCTAAAGAAGATTACCTTCAACATTTAAGAAATGCCCACGTATTCTTATCTTGTGCTCGTAGTGAAGGATGGAACTTACCACTGATTGAAGCTATGGCTTGTGGTACCCCATCTATATATTCAGCTTGTTCAGGTCAAATGGAATTTGCTGAAGGTAAAGGGTTACCTGTTAAAATTTTAGGCGAAAAGAAAAATCCAAATCATGTAGGTAATTATTACGAACCTGATTTTGAAGATTTAGCTCGTGTAATGCGCGATGCTTACGTTAATTGGCAAGACCATAAAGAACGTGCTATTAAAGAATCAGAAATTATTCGTCGTGATTTTAGTTGGGATAAAGTAGCTCAAATAGGAGCAGATACTCTTCAAAAGTTTTTAAATACCTACCAAGAACCAGAAGATAAAAACACTGTTTATGTTAGTTATTTAAATAAACCTAAAGTAGAAATTTTAGGAAATTTTAATAAAAATTATTTTATAGAGTTTATTGATTCTTTAACTGGTAAAGTATATCATTCTCAAACTATTAATAATGGTATGTGGGTAGAATGTAATGTAGAATATTATGTGCCTTGGTTAATTAAAATAAACGGAGAAGAAGTAAGTAGATTAGATTTAAATAATCAAAAAGTTTTAATTACATTAGAATCTAAAGCAATAGGTGATACTATTGGTTGGACTCCTTATGCTGTAGAATTTGCTAAAAAACATAATTGCAAAGTTGTTTTATCTACATTTCATAATGATTGGTTTAAAGGATTAGAAGCATATAAAAATATTGAATTTGTATCTCCTAACACTTCTATAGAATGTACAGCTCATTATAAAATAGGATGGTTTAGAGACGACGATGGTGGGTGGAAAAACATAGCTCGTCATCCTCGTCAATGTAATACTATCCCAATGCAAGCAACTGCTACTGATATTTTAGGTTTAGAATTTAAAGAATTAAATTATAGTCTTAATATTCCTAAAGGTGAAAGACCTTATAAACAAAAATATGTTGTAATAGGTCCTAATGCTACTGCAGGTTGTAAAGAATGGAAATATGAGTATTGGTGTGCTTTAGTTAAGTTACTCAACCAGCAAGGTTATGCTGTAATTTCTCTTACTCAAAATGAATTTTCAATACCTGGTACCATTAATCACTATGGACATTCTATAGATAAAGTAGTTAATTATCTTTATTATGCGGACCTATTTATAGGACTAGGCTCAGGTTTATCTTGGTTAAACTGGGCAATCGGGAAACATACAGCTATGATTAATGGTTTTGCAGAAAAAAATCACGAATTTACTTCTCGTGTTACACGTATAATGACAGATAATTGTTTTCCGTGTTGGACTAATCCAAATTTTGTGTTTGATGCCGGTGATTGGGATTGGTGTCCTATTTGGAAAGGAACTGATAAACAACATATTTGTCAAAAATCAATTACCCCACAATTAGTTATGTCTAAAATAAAACCTTTACTAAAAAAATAATATTTATAAACATATGGAAAAAAAAGTTTTAACTCCTGAAGAATTACAATCATTAAGAGAAATAGAAAGAAAACAAAGTGATTTAATGTTTAAATTAGGTCAATTAGAATATCAAAGAGTAATTTTAAAAAATGATGTTCAATTCTTAGAAAACGAAAATTTAAGATTAGGAAAATTGTTAACCGAAAAATACGGGGAAGGTAAAATTAGTCTAGAAACAGGTGAAATTACTATAGAATAAAAATCCCATTAGATTTAGTTATATTTGAAGGTTTTGTAAAGATTTTTGAAAAGAAAACATATATTTATAATAAAACTAAAAATATAACTTGCAATGGCAGAAACTTTAATTTCACCTGGGGTATTAGCTAGAGAAAACGATAATTCATTCGTTTCACAGCAACCAGTAACTGTAGGTGCAGCTATCATAGGTCCAACAGTAAAAGGTCCTGTAGAAATTCCTACTGTTGTTACTACTTATTCAGATTACTTAAATAAATTTGGTGGAACTTTTTTAAGTGGAGGTGCTGAATACAGCTACTTAACTCAAATTGCTGCTTATAATTACTTCCAACAAGGTGGTGAAACCCTATTAGTATCTAGAGTAGCTTCGGGTTCATTTACTTCTGCTACAGTTACAGGTGGTGCTATTAGTGGTAGTAATACTACAGGTTCATTTACCTTAAAAACTATTTCTCAGGGTGCCCTTATGAACAATTCAGGTTCAGTAGGTACAAACGGAATCCTTTCAAGTGGTTCATCTGATAACGTAAGATGGCAAATTACTAACGTAGATACAGGCTCAGGCCAGTTTAGCTTATTAATTAGACAAGGCAATGATACAACTACAGATCCAATTGTACTTGAAACTTGGACTAACTTATCACTTGACCCAACTCAAGAAAACTTTATTGCTCGAGTAATTGGTGATAGCTACCAAACTTACAATTCTACAGAAAATTATGTTGAAGTAATTGGTAACTA